ATAAGGTCTGATATACAGTATTTCAATACCATCTCTACTCATCCCAAAAGCCGATATTCTCTTTGGTTTATCATTAGGCTTTACCTCACTCCAATCAGGAGCATAATAATATGCCTTTATTTCGCCATCTAAAGCCTTCTCCGCCCTTAACGTCTCTATAGGTATATGTGAGGCTTCTACGATCTCTGAATGGTCTTTAGAATAGATTATTTGGATTGCTGCTTGACCCATCATTTTATAATCATAACAAACCTTTTTCATACAGTCTTTACTGAATAGATTTTTCATCTTTTCATACTCCGCAGGTTTGCTTTCCGAATCAGTTGCTTCTAAACCTCTACCGTATATCATTTCAGATATTCCGTTTACGGCAGCGTTATTTGTTGGAGACCCATTATATCTGTCTATAAGATATTGAAAGTACATATTGTCATCACCATATCCTACCCAATCGTATTTTTTAGATTCAACAACTTCTGGAGCTGTGTAGCTAGATAGGCTAACAACGTGAATGCCATCTTTAGGTTTTGGTAGTGGTTGAGGTTGTCTCTTTGGTATTCTTCTTCCCATTATAGTATAATAAATTCATTATCGTAACTGTCCTCTTCTGTATATACATTCTCATTAACAAAGTACTTCTCTAGATTACTTTGATTCGTAGCGAATATCAATCCTCTATAAATCTCTTCGTCATCAGAAGCAGATACTTCTACGCTATATCTATATAAAGTATCTACTGTTAAAGTGAATGTTCCTGTAAGAACCATATATTGTCCTTCATCAGTCTTTGTTGGAGTAACAGTAACTGTTTTGTTGGTGTCCTTATTAGTTAGTTTAATAACTGGGTCACTCGCATCTTTACGAGGTATAATTTTAAGAACTTGACTCCCTGTTGTTGGTAATATATTCATATACAAAATAACTAAACGACAGTCGTTTTGTTTTTACAAGATACAAAAAAAGGGGCATAAAGCCCCTTAATTCAGCACCCTATATTGTATTAGGGAGTTCTTTGAGTCGAAGCAGAATCAGTTGCACCACTCATTCCAGCGAATGGATCAGCAGCAGTAGCTCCAGAAACAAAGTTAGGAGGTGTTACTTCATTTGCAGTAAGAGTCAAAGTGTATCCCTGAAGGTCTCCCATCGCAGTTCCAGTTACCATTGTTCCTCCAGTAACTTCAGCACCATGTTCTCTACCTACTAAAAGTAAGCTCCCATCAAAAGTCTCTACGAAAACGTGAGGTCTACCAAAAGCCATTAACTTTAGCTCTTTGTTATCCTCTTTTGTTAGTTTATGTAGAGTTAAATTCACTACAGACTCAAAGAATGTTGTACCATTCTCTAAAGAAGTCTGAATATTAGTTTCTAAAGAAGAGTTCCCTTTTACATCGTATGTGTGGTAGTCAAAAGTTCCATCCATATCTGTTACTTCGTCATCAGTAAGAGTAATATCCCCTAAATCACCAAAGTCAACAAAATGAATCTTTCTAATACCACCAACAGCATCCTTACAAGGTTTCGCTCTTCCTCCAGTTAAATCACAAGCCATAATTATAAGTATTAAAAAAGGGCAGGTAGGCTCTAGGCTCACCCACCCTTTAAGTTAGTTAATTTAGTTATTAGTTAGCAGAGTTAGTGATACCGTAAGTTACGATGTCAGAAACAATACCGTATTGTACACCTGCTGTAAATCTCATTACGACTCTCACATTTTGAGAACCATCAAGATCAGCCATATCGATAACTTTTACTTCGTTATGATCTGATAAAAGACCAGTTCCGAAGAATAAGTTAGATTTTTCAGCAGCTACGGCTGTGTTGTCAGCAAGACCATTGGCAACAAATAATTTAACACCATCAAAAGATAATGATCCGTTATTCCACCATTGAGTACCTTGATTGTTTGTACCAGCAGCACCTAATCCTGAAGCTCCAAATCCACCTAAAGCTCTTACATAAGCTCTAGCGATGTTTTGAGAAACATACACATATAAATCCTCACTTCCGTAAAGTGCAGAAGGAATAGCATCTACGATAGATCCTAATTGAGCAACAACATTAGAAGATGTTACTGTAGCTCCTGCAACTTCTTGTCCAGCAGGTAGGTCAGCATCTAATGCAATTTGAGTAGTAAGACCGTTAAACTGTCCGTTATTAGAAGTATCTCCTGTCCAGATTGAATTCTCTGTTCTTTGAGCAACTTTAGCTGCAACGTGAGCGATTAAGAAATCACTAAATGCAGGAGGTAAGTCGCTAAATGCAGAGTATCCCATTTGTACAGCTTCCCAGTCAGATACGAAATCTTTCTTACAAAGTTGTAAATTCACTTGTTGTTCTTCTGGTTGAAGAATTCTTTCAGTAAGAGTCAAAGTAGAAGTAGCAGAGAAATCACAAGTAGCATCCTTAACGATATCATCAGAAGATACTTTCTTGATTACCTCTTTTAGCTTCACATTTGGTTTTACTGTGATACCACCGTTAGCGATGGTAGCACCTTCTAGTAAGGCAGCAGCAATATATTGACCTGCAAACTCACCAGCATAGGTAGTAGTAATTGAAGTAGTAGTAGCCATTTTTATTTAATTTAGACGTTTATTTATTGTTACTTATTCTAGCCATCACACGGTCAAAAGTGCTCTGGGGTTTATTTTGCCCATAAGTAAAATCAAACCTTCTTGGATTAGATTCTTCTGGGTTATGTTTGATTGCTTCAGCAGCAGGTTCTTTAGAAAGCTCTTTTACTTGCTCTGATAGAGCTTCTTTCTCTTTCTTCATATAACCCATCTCTTCGTCAATCATTTTCTTGATAGCTTCAATTTCAGCTTTCATAGCCCCCATATCTGCCATATACTTTTCCTCCGAAACATATCCTTTTTCAAGTTGTGTTTCATCTTCTGCCTCCAACTCATCTTCGGATGCTTCTACTTCTGAAACTTCAGGAGCTTCTTCGGTAGCGACTTCTTCAGACAACTCGGTAGTAGTTTCCTCTGTAACTTCCTCTGTTGTCTCACTTACAGCTTCTACAACCTCCTCTTGAACTTCTTGCTCTGAAAGCTGCTCTAGGTTAGGCTGTTCTTCTGAAAGATTTGACAACTTTTGGAGAATCTCATTTAAAATAGTTGTCGCACTCATAATAATTATTAAGGTTTATAAAAGTAATTTGTTGTAAATTAAGTGTTAGGTTTTTAGTTTGCTGCTGTACAAGCGTCACAATCATTATAAGCAGTAACAGAATTTATTTTATGTTCTGCTGATGTTTTTGTAGCAAGAACAGTATAACATCCACTATGACCATTGTAAGTAAAATCAAAATAGTAAACATTACCTATAGTAAGCTCTACATCTTCGATATAAACCTCTTTATGTTGACTATGACCACATAACTGGATATTATAGTAGTAAGTTGTAGTTGATTTAGTTATATTCCCAATGCCTTGAGCTTCTAAAGTCCCATCACAGCATTTAGAAGAGTATGTTTTTCCATCTGGACAAAGACATCCTCTTTTTCCTCCTCTTGGAGATGATCTAGATACTGTAGCGTTTTTTCTTCTTCTCATTTTTTACTCTTTGGATGTTTCTTTGGTAGTAAATCGTAATCAGTTGTATATTTTGGATTTTGTGGTCTACCATTTTTAACTAAATACATATAAGCATTTACCCTAGCGTGAGCCCATTGAGAGGCTGATTTTACTCTAGGTGAATGGCTAGTATTGAAAGCTCCTAATCCTCTCTGGAACACACTTGACAAAACACCTACAGTTACACCGTATCCTAGCTTATCCTTGTATTTCTTATTGAACTCATCAGACTTTTTTTTTAAGGATGCTCTGTCTTTAGCAGATACTTTAGCACCAGTCTTACCCTTTGCATTGCCTTTAGCTGTTCCTTCGCCTTTTGGAGACTTATTAGGAGTATCTGATGCAGGTGCTTTAGGTGATGACTTTACTCCACCTCTTTCACCTACTTCAGCCATTTCTATTTCTCCTATCTCTTTTAGTTTAGACTTTGCCCATCTAAACCCTGCTTTTCCTCCCCAAGCATCATACATCAATTTACCACACCCATCAGAATAGCTTTTAGAGGCTTCTAGATCCTTTTCGTGACGAGCTAGGAAGCTATACATCCTTTTTATCGTAGATACCGTTAGATTGGATTTAGAGGCTAACTGGGAGGCTCTACGCTTCCCTACGGCAGTCCCACAAGACCCCCAACCATTCTTATCTACATATTCTAATACTCTTTTAGCATTACTTACAACACCGTCAGGATAATCATTGTAGGTAGCTAATTTGTACATTTTGCTGTTGAGGTAGTCTTTTAGTTCTAAAAGTATCTCATTCGCTTCGCTCTCGCTAACCTTTTCGATTTCTGCCATATTAACCTTATCAGTAAAGTATCCCTCAATCGAGAAACCTTTAACCAATCCAGTCTTAACATAATTATTCCAAACCTCATCGTTATTCACTTTCATTGAAACCATCCAAGTACCGACTGGGAGCTCCATATCATACTTTCTAGACTTGTCGTATTTCTCATCTTCTATAATCCAAGATTCAACTACAGAAAGACCGTGAAGTTCTGCTTCGTGTTCTAGAGTAGACTTGTTCTGATTACCTCTCATAAGAAATAGTTCAGATGCTCTTCTTACAGTATCTTCAGAGAAGTATATGTAATATTCATCCTCACCATCCTGTCTATAGATATTCTTATTAGGGATTAAAGCAGCTCCCATAAGAATACGTTTCTCTTTATCAACTTCAGCAAGTTCGATTTTATTCTGCTCACTCAAGGCGATAAAGTTCTCTTGAATTGCTGGTCGATCTACAATCGAAATAGCTTCTATTCCAGAAAGCAATTCATCTTCGTCTATTAGTAATTCTATAACTCTCATATTAAAGTAATTTATATGGTGTGTCTTGTCTTAATTTATGTTCCAGCGGTTTCTCTATAATTTTTAACATTATCTTGTGCGTTTGTTATTTCAGATTCAACCACAAATGCTTTTATTGGTTGTGATAGTATTGGCAGTATTGACCCTACTAATTGGGATTCTGGAGATGCTCCTACAACATTAAAGTCAGGAGCTTCAACATTCACATCTCTACCTCTTGAAGATGGAGCAGAAGATCCTTTTAAACTCTTACTATCGTATTTAGTACTAGCTATAGCTGCTATTTGTGCAGCTCCACTTGCTAAAGTTAAGGCTTGAGCAATTTGAGCTCTTACAGGTGAAGAGGGGTCTCCAATTACTAATTGAGATCCATAAGATAACCAACCTGCTTGAATGGTATCCATGATAACTTTACTAATTTTCAAACCTTGTTCTATTTTCCAAGCCTTTTTATTAGCCTCTTCTACTTGCTCATCAAATCTCTCTTTAGCTTTAATTTCATCTTCACCAGCAGCTATCCTAGCCTCTAATTCAGCTCTAGCATTATTTATCTCTATATTTTTTCTAGTATCAGATATTCCCTTAATTACAGCCACACCTTGCGTGTAAATCTCTTTTATTTCATTAAATCTTCTTTTTTGACGAGATATTTCAGCATCCGCTAACCGCTCTTGTAATTGTGCTAATTCAAGTTCTGCATTTGCTCTTTCTACAGTACCTTCTTTATATACGTTAACTATACCTTTTTGTAATTCTACTTGTGATGTTAATTGTCTAATATTAACCTCTTCAGCTTTACTTTGAAATATATCTAAAATACCTGATTGTGCATCGGCTGCTTTTGCTTGAGCTAATTCTGTTTCATAAGCTGTTTGCAATATTCTTTTAGCTAATTCTTCATCAAGAATAACCCTTCTATCATTAAAGTTTTCAGTAATTGCTTCTAATACTTGATTTAATTCTACTTCTGCATTTACTATAGATTCATTTAGTTCTTTTCTTGAATCTAGTACCGCATCGTTAAATGCCTTTCTAGCTATAGCTCTTTTCTTTTCATCCTTTTCTTCTTTAAGGAATCTATCTAATCTCGTCTGTTGCTGTTCTACAAATTCTTTCTGTCTTAATTCTTGAGTCTCCTTGAATACATTAAATCTTACTCTAAATATATTTTTCTGATTAGCTTCCTCTTGTGTTAGTTTAGCTTGTTCGGTTTGAAGAAATCTATTTAAGGAGTCTTGTTCTATCTTTTCAATATCTCTATCTAAATTAAACAACCCCTGTTTGAAATCACTAAATCTAGCAGTTCTGTCTCTTTTGCCTCCTCCTTCTTTCGGATCAGGTTCAGCAGTAAGTTGTTTTTCTATTTCAACAATCTTTTTAACTACTCTCTGATATTCCTCTACTGTACCTTTAGATATCTCTTGAAATCCTTTTAAAACATCTATATCATCTTCACCTGTTAAGAATCTAGCAATAAGTCCTTTTTTACCTACAGTTCCTTGTCTTAAAGCCTCAAGCTCTTGAAATATATTAGTATTCTCATCTAGTATTTTTCTTCTATCTTCTTCTGAATCAGCATTTATAATAGCTTCTTCAGCAGCTCTTATTTTTTCTCTTTTTACAAATAATTCTTGATTTGCCTCTAGTAGAGCTTCTAATTCACCCCTTAATCTTTGTTGACGTATATACTCCTCTACTTGTTTTGTTAACTCTTCTAAAGATGTTTTTTGCTTATCATAAGTATCAACAATATTAGGAGAAGCTGCTTCTAGTTCTTTTAAAGCATTAAGTCTTTCTTTTTCAGATATATTATTATCTTTCAATACTTCAATATATCCAAGAAGTTCTCTACGTTGACTCTGTACAGTTTCTTCTAAATTCTCTAGTGATTTTTCAAAGTCCTCTACTGCTTTTTGATTACCTTTAAAGAAGTTTATAATATCACTCCCATAGG